CGGGGCTTCTCTTTACGGGTATTAGCCCGTGGGCCTAAGGGATCTATCCTGAAGCAAGGATAGTTGACATGCTAATACATGTCGGGCAGGTCTTGCAACCCTGCTTCCCTAAGGTCCGAACAGCTTGCTAAGCTGGTTTGAAGCTGGCATGTGCAGCTTCGCGACTCACCCTCTACTCAAGGACTACCATGGATTCGGTCACGCCCCTACGTGTTGTCGACAGGACGCTCCATCTTCAAATCAAGGATGAATTTCTTGATTTTGATGCTGAGTATACTGTTGTCGATCCCGTAGAAAGTCGTCTTGCGAAAGACGATGGGCTGAAACTTGGTCTGTGGCAGAGTATGGTGAAGGCTATTGGAGGTTTCCTTGCAGCCCGTTAACTCCTACGTCCTTGGCTCGCAGCTGTTCCAGATACTCGCAGTTCCCGAAATAGGTCAGACCTATTCGGAGCTGTGGATTCCTGGGATGTATGCGCGCTGGGACGAGGTGATAGCAGGCAGTATCGTGCATGGTAACATGCGCGATCCCAACCCTTGGTCTTACCATATCTACAGATTTGTAGGTTGGCGGGCCGAGAAGTTGGTGTCGGAACGTGTGGGGGCCGCCTGGTATGATACCCAGCGGTTCACTGGTTGGTGCAGCGGCTCTTCGAGCCAATTCAACAACACCTCCTGGAGCTATACCGATGTTTATGATCTCGCTCTCACCAGACTCCTTGAACAGGTGAGGGGCGGGCTTGACTTGGCAGTCTCGCTCGCTGAGATTGGTTCCACTTTCCGCATGCTTTCGCGTGCGGCTACCCTGTTGAATCCGCGTAACTACCTTCGGGTGGCAGGTGGGTTATTCTCTCCCAAAAGGAGAGTTAAAGGGGGTCGTCATAAAGGCGACTCTCTTTCGGGGCTTGGTGGGACTCGGGATATCGCTAATGGTTACCTCGAGTGGAAGTACGGCTGGAAGCCGATGATGCAGGACGTCTATGACGCTGCAGACGAAGCTCTCCGGTTTGTTTTAAATCGCGTTAAGCGATTCGAAGCTCGTGGTACAAAATCGCTGGGGTTTGATTCCCCAGTCGATCAGGTTATCGCCAACATACCATGTAAAGTGTCTTACAAAGGCACTCGCAGGGTCAGCTGTACGATTTCGGTCGAAATGGAGGTTCCGCAGGACTTATCCCGCTGGACTTCCTATAACCCAATCTCAATTGGCTGGGAGCTTGTACCTTACTCCTTTGTTGTCGACTGGGTGTTTGACATCGGATCTTACTTGAGGAATGTTGAGTCCGCGTTGCTGTACCATAGCCTCTTTCGAAGCGGCTATGTTTCTTACCTCTACGTCTCTGACGTGAAGGCGAGTTGCAGTTATGCGGATTACAACCCGAGCTCGAGTATCCGGTTTCAGCTCCTTGGGGCATCGGGTGCGTTTTTGCAACGGGATTTCCGTCGTGATAAACTCATCCAGTTTCCCTTTCCGAATCCACCGAAACTTAAGGTGGATCTTGGGTCTAGCCAACTCCTTTCTGCCGCTTCTTTATTGCGGCAACGGCTTCGGTTCTAACTGAGGTCAACTCCCGCTCAGCATGTCGCTGCGCGGTAATTCTCTTAAGTGTGAGGCAACAAAGCCATGGGCGTTGCAACCAATATCGTCCTCGCGGACGCGGCCGGTACTCCGGTCAATCACACCTTTGTCCCCTTGGGAGTCGATATCCGGGGCGTTCAATGGTTTGAAGAACAGACTGCTATCTCGCCCCTCGGCTTCTATCGGATCAGCATGGCGCTGACCCGACCGCCGATGGACAGGACACCTGGCCTGAACTCCAAAGAACGCACCCAGCGCGCGAAGATCGTGCTCTGGGAACCCGTGTTGGAGACGCTGTCTAACGACACGTCTAGCGGTATTTCACCCGCACCAACTATCGCATATGTACCCGCCGCATTCACTGATTATGTGATTAGCGAACGGGCCACTTTGCGAAATCGGCAAGATCTGCGCAAGATGAACGGGAATCTCCAAAGTGATGCCAATGTGGTCACTCTGGTTGAGACTCTGACACTTAACCGCTGATCGACTTCGGCTATGAAAAACACACGTGAGCATGAGCTCTTACAGGTGGTTGTGAATCACCTCAGTGCGTCTCTTTCTACTCCGAAGTCCCAGGCTGTCCTTATGACCCTGAAAGGGGATCATGAGGCGCTCCTTTCTTTAGGAGCAACAGCTAACGGCTATCAGACTGCGGCAGAGTTTGCGAAAGACTATTTCATAACTGAGTACCTTTCTAAGTACAAGGGGTTGGATACGTCCTACGATAAGCCTGCTGTGGCCCTTGGCAAGTGGAAACTTGCTGAGACGCAGTGCTCGGTGACGAACGCACGTTTTAGGAATTTGAAGCTGAACTTTAACTCAGCCGTTGAGCCGATACTTCATCGTGCTCAGCGTAAAATTTTCAAAGTCCTAGGCGGGTTTACGTTACGTAAAGTACTGAGTGATTGCCGCTGGGGACCTGGCGCAACTTACGACATGAGTCGGGTTGCTGCTTCCAGGGATAAAAAGATTTCCAAGCCACTGACTGTCACTCCTAAAGCTTTGCGTTTTATACGCCTGCTCATGGAGTCAGACCCGAACTGGGGTGAGGCGATTCTAGGCTGTAAGCCTGTGGCGCCGTTTTCACTCCTCCCCGAATGTTTTGTTTGCGTTCGGGGGTCGCGGTTCTTGACAGTGCCTAAGAACGCTAAGACGGATAGATGTATAGCGGCCGAGCCTACTGGAAATTCATTTCTCCAGCAAGGCGTAGGTCGCTTCATCCGTCGTCGTTTAAAGGCCTTTGGTGTCGACCTCGACGATCAGTCGAGGAACCAGGAATTTGCGCGCGAAGCGCTGAAACTTGGTCTAGCAACGATAGATCTGTCGTCTGCTAGTGACACCATCGCTACCGAACTTGTCTTCCATCTGCTCCCGCTCGACTGGGCCCACTACCTGGATGCTATCCGTTCTCCTGAGACTTTTGTCAAAGGCGAATGGATTAGAACTGAAAAGTTTGCATCAATGGGAAATGGGTTCTGTTTCGAGTTAGAGTCTCTCCTATTCTGGGCTCTTATGAGTTCCATGGAGGAGGACTCCGGGCGCGTAGACCTTGTATCGGTTTACGGTGACGATATTATCGTCCCTGTGGACTTGTATGAGACAGCGGAAGTTGTCCTTTCGTTTGTTGGTTTTACCTTGAATCCAGAGAAAAGCCATGCCACTGGTCTCTTTCGAGAGTCCTGCGGCAGACACTTTTTCAATGGGGTTGATGTGACACCAGTCTACCAGAAGGAGTGTTTGACACACCCTTCTGAGCTGATCCGCGCTTATAACAGACTCTTTCGTTTATTTAGGAGGATGAGTTGGCCTTGGCCGAGGAAAGCTCTTAGAGCTTTCCAGGATTTTTATCCGCTCAAACCGTTACCGCTCATACCTTATCCGGTAGAAGGCGATGACGGCTTCCTAGATGACGAAAGTAAGTTTGTGGCTGATCCAGTCTACGGCTACCGTTGCCGTGTATTGGTGTACTCGGAGCAATATAAAGGTTGCAACGAGGCAGCTATGCTGCAGGATCGATTGAGAACTATCGGACGTCAGTTCGATAGGCGATCCTTCGCTAACCCGCTCCCAAGCGGTCATTGCGCTGTATCGTCTCAATCCGGAAGGTGGCGCACTCGCGTGCGCTACATACAAGTCGCCGCGGTGCGGGGTTTCCCCGCATCCGATTGGCTTCCAGCCTAACGGACTGTTGGAG